TGCCAAGAGGGTGCTTGGTGGCATTGATGTCGATAGCCGTGCCGGAGGCATGATTAGAGACATGAACATCTGATCCGCGAATCGTGCGGAAAGCATAACCCCAGTCATCAAGGTTGCCTTTGTCTATCTTTTCAACAAGGTGATGAAACTCAGAAGCGAAGTTAATAAGTAACGGAGCTACTGCCTCGGCGCATGCAAGTTTTAGTTTTGTCCCCGGCACCGTGAATGACTTAACGCCGATTTCGGCTCGGTTCTTTGAAGCTGGCCAGCCGTTATGACTGCGAAGCACTTACCCAATCACCCTTCGATTCGTCCCATTTCCATCCAAAGCCATCGGGCTTTACTTTAGGCGGTTGCCAATCAAAGTTTTGATCTAATGACCACGATGGGAAAGGTTGCGGAGCAACAAAAACATCATTCACTTGGTCGTATTTATAGCCAACCCCTGCGTATCGTTTTCTAAAGTTCCCGTTATATGAGGTTTGTTTCCAGTTTGAATAACCGCCACTCCATGCAGTTAAAAATTCAATGCCAGATTGTTCTTCATTGTTTGAATCCAAAGCAGCATTAGCAACAACATGAACTTCAAGAACAATGTTGTTGTCATCGAGTTTAGCGAAGTGTGCCATTAGATTGTTATGCTTCCGTTTCCAGTCCAATGATAATAAGTGTAACCACCATTAACCGTTCGAGTCGGTGCGCCTGTTGTGGCTGTGGCTGTATAGGTTCCGCTTATTCTGATTAAAACTATTCCTGCGCCGCCATTTCCACCTTTGTTAGCGTTATTTCCTCCAGCTCCACCGCCGCCCGTATATGCTGTACCGTTTCCACCTGCTCCCGTACCGCTTGAACCACCACCGCCATAACCGCCAGCTCTTCCAACTGTCGCATAGTATTCATTTCCAGCGCCGCCGCCAGCGTAATAATAAGTTCCTGAAACATTTTGACCAGTTGAAGTTGCAGAACCCCATGATGAGTAAGCGCTTGAACCATTACCACCTGCGCCACCAATAGATGAACTTGGAGCAGTTCCTCCTACTGCGCCAGCGCCGCCGCCACCGCCCGATGGATAAGGATTCGATATATTGCCTCCGTTACCTCCGCCAGCATTTCCTTGACCAGATGGAGATGCTGCTCCACCATTGACAGTATTACCACCATTACCATCTGTAGAAGCAGCGCCGCCGCCAGAACCACCTGCTCGCCCATTATTCGGGCCAGCCGTGCCACCACCACCGCCGCCACCGCCGGTTGAAAGAGTTAAAGCGCCGAACTGCGAAAGACCTCCATCGGCTCCAGTACCACCATTTAACGCCGGTGCCGTACCACCTGAACCGACTGTAACTGAATACAGTGTTCCTTGTGTCAGACTTTGTGCTGCAAAATACCTAAGACCCCCGGCACCACCGCCGCCGCCAGAATAATCGCCACCTGTACCGCTACCACCTCCGGCAATGACCAAAACATCAGCCGAGACAGTTGCTAATGCTGATTGAGCAGTTATCCCCAAAATGTTCATGTTAGACAATGCGTCCTATAACTGTGAATGAATCTCCACCTGTTTTGACGATAGAAGCTGCTCCTGCGGTTGCCGTAATAACTGGATTAGTGGCAGTTGCGCCAGCGCTTGAAATAGTTACGCCTGATCCTTGAACAATGGATACCGTGCCAGTCGCGCCAGTCTTTAGAATGTTCACGATTGCGCCGGTTGTAAAAGCGACGCTTGAAGAGTTTGGAATGGTGATTGTTGTTGTGCCGGTGTTGGAATAGGTAACAATCTTGTTATAAGAGTCAGCCAGCGCCAAAGTGTCAGAAGTACCAGTCACGGCGCGGAAAGTCAGGCGCCATAGATCATTGATTTCGGTCGAAATCTCATCCATCTGCGCGGCGGTCAAAACTTGGCCGGTAGTGAAATCTTGCGCTGGAAAGGTCATTTCTTATCTCCTAATAGCTCAAAATATCTTCGTCAAGAACGCCATCGACGGAAGAATCTAGCACGAATCCTACCGCGAAAGGCTGTGCCGTTGTGAATGTTGCCGTGAAGTTGTTAGGCGATATATCGTAACCAACACCGGTGACGACGCTATTGACGGTTACCGCGCCAGAAGGCAGGGTTTGGGTGGCTTGGATAGGGGTAAAGATATCCATGTCAAGGCCAGCCACGACACGGCTTGGCTGATCGTCGCTTGCCAGATTGACCGTAATGGATTGTAGATTGATATCGGTTCCGATTTCCTTTCGGCTGGCGATAATGAGTTGAGCCTGAGATAAGGCATCGGCATCGGTCTGCATGATTCCGGTACGAATACGAGAATGCTCAAAGTAGGCCAGAACGGAAGCTGAATCGGTTACAGTCTGAGCCGTACCGCCGGTGCGTGTCACGGTTGCTCGATTAATAAGACCAGCATCCGAAAGGTCAAAGTTGATAGATTGATAAGTAATGGCGCTAGTGGAGACGACATCGCTAAAGATATAAGGCGTCCCACCGGATGCCGAAATAATGTCATTACGGCTCTTGAAGTTAGCAAAGCCACGCTCATCCATAAAAAAGGCACCAAGTTCGGTCTGCTCAACCGTCTGACAAGCTCCTAGAAGTGACCGAGAAGATCCGTCATCGGCTTGCACCGTTGTCGTTGCAGTCGTGCTGATTGAGCGCATCGCTGGCCAGTCTCCGGCATCTAAAAGGCTCGTAATGCGTTGAGCAGTCGTTTGACCAGCCGAGCCACCGCTTACGGTGCTAATAGTCGTCAAGTTAAGAAGCTGAAAGCCATCAACGCAGTTAAGATCAACAAAGGCCGGAGTGACGCCTATGGGACTCGTATATTTCCATTCTTGGATATACATCGAGCCGAGTGCGTATTCGTTTCCCAGATAACTCCCAGAGAAGCGAATCTTACGCATTGGCAAAATCTTGCCGTAGTTCGCTCCCGAAGTATTGGCTGGGTTGAATAGCCCTGTTTGGTCAATCAGTCTTACTTGCGCCGAGCCGCCCAAGAAGGAATCGCTTGTTCGGTTATATGAACGCCTGATTCGTGCCGAGATGACATATTGCGTCACATCCAGCGTATCGGCTGCGGCCGTGCCAAGAACTGCCGTGTCCAATGGAGTCGTCGGATCATCAAGCACGAGCGCCGGGTCGAATGTTGCTCCGTTGCTAAAGTCGATAACGCACTTAAAGACCGCGCCAGCCATTAGCGCCCCAGATTAACAAGCTGCGAGTTTGTGCCTTGTCGGTTGATCTGGAAGATGGCATCGACATAGTTATCGAAAAGCTCTCGCTCGGTAGTGACATTTCCTTGAATGTTTTGGATAACGGTTATCTGTTGCCCGACGGCAGTAGCAGCGCTTAAAGCGGCTGCACCTTGTTGCTCTGCCTGACCAGCCAGCGAAAGCGCCATGAATGCTTCGGCGATATTGGCAGGGATTGTCGGTTCAATCTGCAAAGTGGGAGAGGTCACATTTTGTGGACTTACGGCGGTGCCGGTAATAGATGCTGCCCTTGCTTGCGATAACTTGACCAATGCATCAAGTTCGGCTTGAAGGTCTGCTAGGCGTTGATTCTTTACCGCAGCGCTGGCAACAATGGATTCGCGTGCTTGACGCTGGATTTCAGCCTCACGCTTTTTCTCTAGTTCAATCAGTTTGTTAAGCGCAGCCTCATCATCTTTGACCGCTTCGGTCTTTAGAGCTTGCAAAGCCTCCACACGCGAGCGATCTGTTTCGCTTAGATTCCTTTGAGCTGCGGCTGCAAGGTTGATGTTCTCAATGTCAAACTTTGCCTCTAGGCGCTTCTTTAAGCGGTCTGCCGCTTCTTCGGCAGCCTTTTGAGCCTTCTTCTTGCGCTCTAATGCGGCGGCACGAGCAGCCGATAACTTAGCCAATCGTTCAAGCTCTTCTCGGTTTTTCTTTTCTTCCAAGAAGTCTTGACGACGCTGACGCGCTCTAGCTCGAACCTGAGCAGGATCGTCAGTCGGATCAAGAAGCCCAAGTTTGACCAGAAGATCGTAAATATATTGGATTGCTTTACCTGACGCTTCAAAGGCTTTACCAATGCCTTCGGCAATCTTCACAATCTTGTCGAGTCCCTTTTGCAAGTTTCCATCGCCAAGAGCAGTCAATCCGTCAAGGATGCCTTTACCGATTGCTTCGCCAGCTTCATCCAGACGGGTTTTGAGATATTCCATTTTGCCGGCATAAGTGTCAAGATATTGTTCTCCGGCGGTGCCATAGAGTTTTTCTAACTCTTTAAGGACAACGCTAAAGTCTTTGCCTTCAAGTGCAGCCTTGCTCAAACCGATTTGTAGTCGCTTTAACTGAGTATTGTTGCCATTAAATGCGCGAGTGAGTGCCGTGATGATTGTTTCAAGGTCTTGCCCGGTGCCTCGACTCACATCAATGGCAATGTTAAGAAGTGCTTGGCTTGCACCGACATTTT